AGCAGGGGGAACGACTTGCTATTTAATTTATTAGTCTTGTACGACTGCTGGGTTAAGCGCTGCTTGGCGTGCTCCGCTTAGGAACACTTCTTCAAAGCGATTATCTCCGTGATCGGCAAAGGCTCCAGCAGCAAAATCATTTAGACTCTGTGGTGCTTCTACCCAAGCTGCAGAACCAACGTGTGCGCGCTCGCGCATTGTCTCTTCTGGAAGCTTTTCAAATACGTTTGCATTACGGTTTGGACGACCTGGTGCAGGCATGTATCCGTGCATTGCGCCTTCTGTAAATGACTGTGGAACATCTGTATCAGTTGCGATACCCTCTTCAAAACGAAGTGGTCCGCGTTGTCCTGGAACAGCTCCTGCCATCTTGCGGTCGTAAACTGTATCTGCACTTTCTGGAAAACGTGGTGCTGGTGAAATTGACATATAAACTCCTAATTGGTTTGAGGACCTCAGTAAATAGTGTGCTGCCTAAGCAGAACAAAATCAGGCTAAAGTCAAAACTATCTGTAAAAGGGTGAACTTGATACCTCTACGGAAGGCATAGTTAAATCCATAGTTAGAGCGCAAGCAATAGCTAGGGAGTCTGCAAAGTCGTCGTGGGCGTGGGCTTCTTCTGGGGCATGAGCTAAGAAGTTAGGGCCTGTAAATTTGACTTCTAAATCTGTCATCTGTTGGTAAAAGCGCTTCCACGTACGTAACCGACGAGTCTTAGCGTGTGCGGGCCAACCAACCATACGACGGTCAATTAAAGCCTTTAAGTGCTTCCAACGCTTTGATTGCTCAGGTTGGCTACTGCCAATAGAGTGGACTTCAGAGTTTGGTAATAACAGCTTTAAACGTTGAGCTACAGCATCTCCAACACCATTAGCGTCTACGCCAACTGCTAATACATCATAGGCGCTTAGAAAGTTAACAATTTGAAAATACTGGTCTTCCCAATCGTCGCCTTGAATCTCTAACCAGTTTAATATTCGGTGGTCAAAATACCCAAACTCATCTGGCCTATCCCAGTCTACCCAGACGACCGTGACGACCGTCGAATCCAATTTGCGAGCGGGGTCGACCCCGACCACAACTGGAGTACGATGCCAAGCTTTGACGGTTTCTTGGGATGTGTCTCCAAGCTCGTCCATAATTGTGGATGTAACAAACATCCCTCTCTCCAACAGCCACTTGCAGGAGTATGACATTTGGAACTCATCAGAATCCTCCCCAACGCGAAGCATCTCTTTTTTAATAAACTTTCCGTAATTATCATTGTACTTTGCCACATCACGCCAGTCCCATTCAAAATGGTTTTGTTTAGACTTAGCGCCAGTACTACGGCGTTTATTAAGTTGTATGGAGCGGTAAAAGTTGTTTTTACTTGTAGTAGGAGTGCCAGTCTTCACCATAGTGCCTGAGTAGTACGCAAGCATAGGTGAGATAGATTTAGACACTACAAAGTCATCTGCTTCTTGACACTCGTCAATAACAATAAGATGAAAAGACTTAGATTCAATCTTTGCTCGTGGGTTTGCAGTCATCATCATTAAGCTACTGCCTGAGTTTTTTAATTTGATTTGTCTGGTTACTCCTGGCACTTTGCCAAGTGAATCGTCAATTTCTGGGTCTCCCAAGATCTCTAGTGCACGCTCAGATGTAAGGCGATTCACTGTACGGCCAAAAAGAGTTTCTACTTGCCCCTCAACAGGAGCAAACATTCCAATCCAAATACCATCTGTAAATTTACTAAGCAGGTCTGGGTACATCTTGGCTAGACGTGGTAATAAAACCATAAGCGTAGCTACTGTGTTTGCAATAGTCTCTGACTTGCCTGATTGACGAGCCGCAAGTGCTGTTATTTCCTCACCATCATTAATAATTACAGACTCAATTATGCGCCTAGCAAGAGGCATTTGGTATGGGTGAAGCTCATGGCCTACTAGGGCCGTCATGAATTGAATACATTTATCTACAAGCTTTTTAACAAACTCTTTGGACAGCTCATCTAACTCTTCTACTTCTTCTTCAACAAAGTCTTCGTCTTCATCGGGAAAGAACTCTTCATCATCTAATTCTGTATCCATGTCATCCTTAGTGTAAGAGAAAACAAAAAGCCTGGGCGTTTAAACCCAGGACCTTTTGGCGCCATCACGGGAAGAGGAAGAGAGGCAAGCATAAGTGTAGCACAATTGTCGACAAGTCGATTTATCGACGGGTTGTTCTGGTCTTTAGCTCATGGACAACGGCGTGTAAAGCCTCTGCTCCAAGCAAAGCTTCTTCTAAAAATACAGGTTCTCTTTGTTTTGAATAGGCCGACATACATCTGCCTATCTCATAGATTGATTGCTCAATCCATTGTTCTAACTCAACTGTAGGTATTTTACCTACGCGGTTTGACACCTTCTCAGAGAACGGCTTTATCCATATTTCTTTACGTTTAAAAAGATTCATCAAATAACCCATCTTTTGGTGTCCACGCAACTCTAGACTTCATAGCCCCAGATAATAGCTCATCAATCTTGTCTTCGTCATCCCACCCAATATCGGGGCGGTTTACCCACACGCCTAAGTACAAACCAGGGGTTGTAAATGGAAGTCTAAACACTAAGCACTTACCTTTACGATAAGGCATTTCAGTTTCTTGAGTAGTTCCTACCTCAATAATAGGCAGAACCTTTTTGTGCCAGTACCTAAGACTTCCTCCGTATAGTGGTCCGTATGATTTCAAAACTACCCCCTAGGGCCAAATAAAGACTCGTCAAGCGTAGTAAGAGTTCCTTGTTGAATTCTACTTGCAATAGAAGCTGTGTAATTCAAGCGTTCTTTAGTTCCAGCAGAAAGAGCGTCTACATCAGCTGCGTGATGAGATGAGCAGGCAGCTTCAATAACAGGCAGGTAGTCGTTAGTAGATGAGCTGTTCTTAAGGCCCATCCAAATAGCTGGTCCAACATTGTTATATTGCCACCAAGCGCCACTACGCATAATTATTACTAAGGTGTTTGTGTTGGAGTTGTAAGAGATAGTGTATGCGCGAGGGCGCTTAGGGTTAGCTGTAGGAGCATTAAGAACTTCAAGACCTGCCTCTTTAACGTCATTAGGGATTGATATGTCCCACCCGCTAACGTCAGAGGTGGCCCCAGTTGAGGTTTCAAAGTCACTTTCAATATCCCAGTTAACCTGGCGGTCAACCGTATTGGCGTTTCTTTCTTGCGAAGACTTGAACGCCTCTTCCGCCTCGGCAAGGCGGGCATTCATAATCTTTTTAATGTCTTTTTTAGCCATTAGTCCTCGCAGATATGGTTCTCGGTCTCGGTTTCTAAAACTCGCATTAAGCATAGCGCACACCGTAAAAACTTAGGTGGCTGAAAGTTATTTTGAACTGTAGCGCCTAAAGGAAAGTTACCACCGTCTTCAGCGTACTCTGGTGAATAGTCATCAATTATTTCCGGCTCTTTAAAAAGCTCACGTGGAAATGGGCCCTTTGGAGTTACTGCCATTGAAGGTACGGGGTGTACCTGTATAGCTTGTTTTTTACTTATCCTCATCTGAGGAAGATGTTTTCTTTGACTTTTCAGCTTTTACTTCTGGAAGTGGAAAGTGGTTTGCTGCAGCACGTTCTTGCTGCCAACTTGGCAGACAGGATGAGCAGTAGTAAACAGCACTGGCTCCTGGGTCATTCACACAGTAAACAGCTGGTAGATCACAATTATCGCATTTCATAGTTAAACCTCCTAGTGAAAGTGTACAGCAAAAAGGGAGGCAGGTCGCCCCGCCTCCCTAATTAAATTTACTTCTTCTTTTTAGCCTTAGATGCTTCTTGAGCTAGCTTCTTTCCAGCTTCGGTAGCAAGTGATGCCGCTACACGTCCAAATGCTGGGTCCATCTTATTAGCATAGCGAAGAGCTACTGGGACCAATGATGCCCATAGAGCGTTAGCTACTAGTAGCCACTCACCTGAGCCAAAGTCCAAGGGAGTTGATGCCCCACTTGTTTGCATAACAATCATTACTGCGCCGATAACTTGACCTGCCAAGTTACGTACGTAGGATTCAATCAGTGCCTTATTCATTATTCTCCTTCTTCTACGTGCTGGTCGAAACGACCCTCAAGTCTTGCTAATGATACACGCATTTCGGTAACGTCAAGTCCAATTCTGCTAACAGCGTCGTGCAAAGACGACCCGCCGTTTGGTTTGAGCTCTGCAAGATAGTGTTTAATAGTCCACTTAATGCCAACAGCTGTAATTCCACCGCCAGCTGCTACAACTGAAGTAAGCGCAGCCCAGTCTGATATTGTCAATTTATCGCCAATCATATAGTAAGTATGTGTATAAGCGCGATAGCGTTATCCGTAATAAAGCCCGATGCATAAACTATACGCACTTTCTATTAGAATTGTCACGTTAAATTAAATATTTATTTAATTAGGGGTTCAACTTGACACGGCATGTAACTCCTGTGCTACCGTTGAACTTGACGAAGCCACTAGTAATAGTGGCTTTTGCCAACTGAGAGGAGCAGAAATGCTTAATATCAGAATCAACTTACAAGTTGATCTAAAGAAAGTAGGAGCTATATGGATAATAATGTTATTAATGTTCTCACACCTGGTGGTTCCACCGACGGCTGCGGCGCTAACTGTGCCTGCACCTGCGGAGAAACCGATAACGGTGAGCCTAACCTACTTGAAAGTAACGACAACTAAAACAGCAGCCAAGGCCGCCTTGGCAAGTGACACCGTCAAATACTTTGACGCTGAAGCGCTCGCTTTCTTGACAGTCTACGCAAACGACTGGCCTATGAAAGAGTGGAAGTGTCTCCGAAACATATGGGATCGTGAGAGTAACTTCAACCCTAAAGCAACGAACAAGAGCTCAGGTGCCCACGGCATCGCGCAGTTCATGCCGTCAACTTGGGACAACTATAAGGTAGAAAAAACCTCTGAAGCAAAACTTCAGATTAGATATGGGCTTAGGTATATCTTTAAGAGATATGGATCCGCCAGCGATCCTCACGGTGCGTGTAACGCGTGGGCCTTCTGGCAAAAAAACCACTGGTACTAATAAAAAACCCCCGGCTAATAGCCGGGGGTTTTTTGTTTGTTTGGGAAAGTTTATGCTGCCCAAGGTGTAATTGTGATTGTTGCTGTTGTTGCCACAGAAGCAGCA